CCAATATCAATTAACTACCACTTTCATCGTGTACTAACAGTTTTAGTTTCTCACCGTCATAACTGTTATCACCTGTATTTTTCCAGTCAATAGTTGTATCAAGTCCTTCTATTTCCTCTGATGTAATACCTTCATCTAGTTTTTTTCTAGTTAGTTTCGATGCTGGTACTCTATACGCTAATTCTGTTTTAGGACGATCCATACCGTCTTGTATAGGACGGAAAAAGAAAGGGTAGTTAATTGATATTGGTACTACCTTGTCGGTAAACATTTTTTTAGCATCAGCTCCTGATTTTGACAATATGCCAAACCTTGAGTCTGAACTAATGGTTGCTTGGTTGACCGTGTCTGCTGAAGCCATAAAGGAGAAACCAGAGCGTCGGTTTTTGAGATAGCACATACCGTAGCATCTCTGGTCTGCTTTACAAGCTTCCCAGAAAATGTAGAATAATCTATTTGATTCCCTATAGTCTGCTGCCCCAACGTCAATCTTAGACCACTGCAAGAACATATAGTGAGAACCAGTGATGTAAGTAGCCAAGCCTCTATTATAGAACCAATATCCTTCTTCACGTCTTCTAAATTCTTCGTCAATATAATCGTACCATTCTTCTTTGAAACTATTAGGATAACGCTGCCAATCGAAAACACTTTTTATTTTGGATAAAGCTTTTGGATATTCTGCCTTAACCCACATTTGCTCTTCTACTTTTTTAGAATTACTAAAAACATTTTCAGGTTCTTTTGGCAAAGCTATTTTAAGGTTTTGTATTTCAATAACCTCTCCTATAGTTCCGTCTTTACTAATGATTACAACGTCATGCTCGACATCGTAACCATACTCCCACTTTTTATACCTATTGTTTCTTTTTAAAACCTTAGGCTTTATGTGGTCTTCTACTGTTTTAACTAAAGACTGCTCGTACATTATCTTGATCTGCCTTCTGCAAAACCTTTAAAACTTTTTTCTTTAGTTTCTCTAGGTTTATCTTCAAGCATACTTTTTTCTTCTTCTATCCTAGCTAATATTTCAAACGCGTCGAATATAGCAAGCTTTTTAGTGGCTGCAGCGTTTTTAAGTCTGTCTGCAGAAACATCATCTTCAGTATTAGTGATGATTTTTTCTTCAGCAACTTTAATAAGCTCCTCAACTGCTTTTTGCCCAGCTCGGATTATATTCCTCCTCGTTTCCTTTGAACTCATACTTAACTAAAATATCATTTGATTGCATACAATAAAGTCTTTGTTTATTCACAATAAACTCAAACTCTCTATTAGATTTAAAACCAACTAGATCACCTTCGTTTATACCTAAAGTTTTTAAGGTTTTATTTCCTATCTTTACTATACCTTTATTTTTTTCTTCTGGCTCTTGTGACCATTGATCAGTATTTTTTATCGGTATAACAAAACAGTGTTCGCCAACTGGTTTCCACTGATATATATTTCTGTAAAGATATATTTGATCTAATTGACAAAGATATTTATTGTCATCTAAGGTTTTACTGCTATCAACTTCTTTACCTTGATGATTGTAATATCTTCTAAACACATTATGGTGTATGATAACCTCATCACCTTTTTGTATTGGTGTAGAGTAAGCGGATGGTGTAGATAAAACTATAGCTCTTCTACTTATAAGCTTAAAGTTTTCTATACTAGAATTAACTATAAGTTTATCGCCATTTAAATTAATTTCATTGTCATACCTGCTTTCTACAGGTGTGACTATAAAATCAAAAACACTTCTCATTAATATTCTAAATCATATTCAACGGATATAGCCATGTTAGAATTAAACTTCTTCCATGGCAATACCTCGTTGTTTTTCTTTATAAATATGTTATAAGAAGCATCTACATCTTCAAAAAGAATATGCGATATTTCGTGACCACCATATACTTGTTGGCCTATAGCGTAATGCATCGCATCGTTCTTATAATCAGAACCAATACTGATTTTTCTTATAACAGTACTCATTAGTCCTCTGATTTAACGACAGCTAGTTCACTTTCATCTTCCTTTTCGATTTCAGTGTAAGTACCATCTTCTAAATTAATATTAATAGATCCGTACTTTTCTTCTAGTTGTTTTTTAGTATCTTCAATACCTTCGTTAATACCAGCGATCTTGTGTAGCAAAGAGTGTTTGTTTGCTTCTAGTTGACCGATCTGGTTAACAACGGTACCTAGTTCTGATTGTTGTTCTTTAATTTGTTTAAGCTCTTCAGCTGTAATTGATTTTGACATTTAATTAAATTTAATTGATTATTAATAACTTATACTATTTATTGTTACTTGATTTTTTGTTTTTTTCCCACGTACGCCCTACGAAATACGCGCCATAAACAGTTATAAGTAGTGATTGAAAAATAGGTATATAAGCTTCGTCTACTTGAAAGCCACCAATGTTGCCATCAAAAAATGATAAAGCTGTGAATATAACTGTTAAATAAACTAACACTAGTGGACGAATGTTTTTCGAAAGAAAACTATCGCTTTCCATATCTAGCTTCCAACGCTCTGTTACTTGATCTTGAGCGTCTTTATCAGCTTGTTCTAAAAGCTCTTGTAGCTTTTGTTTAGCGGCTAATCGTTCTTCATCTGTGGTTGTAAGTTTGTCAATAACATTACCTACATCTTTAATTAGATTACCAGATAAAAGACTTAAAAGTTTTTTCATCTCGCGCGTTTTCCGTACTCAACAATTTTCTTAGCTCTATCTTGCTCATAACCTGACAATTTTTGTTTAGCTAAAGTAGATGGTAATCTACCTAAACCTTCGCTACTACGCTCACCTTGGCCAACATTATAACCACTGCCGCTATAAGTGCTTTTTTTCCAACTAACTCCTGTTTTTGGAAACTCTTTTGTTGGCTGAATAATATCAAAGTCATATACTTTTTTAGCGTATTTTTCTCCAGCTTTTTTATCTATTTCTTTTAATAGATGTTCTTGTCCACTGGAAACATATTGTTCTCTTGAAAATGGAAGTCTACTATCAGCAACTTTAAAATCTTGTATAGATTTTAAGCTATCAGCTGTTTTTTGAGACTGTAATTGCTGTGCTTTTTCTTTTACAGATTTAAGATCTATTTTTGGTTTTTCTGTTTGTTCAGCTACAGAACCGTGGTCCATTTTATATGGTGACATTTGCACAACTGAGTCTTGAGCAGTTTCATCTATCACATCTCCACCGTATGCAAGATCTGGATTTAAAGATTCTTCATAAGCTAAAGAACCTTCCATCATTAATCCAGTTGTTTTTCCTTTATAGTCTTTCATCTGCATACACGAAGAACCTTTCTTTTTAATAGGATTGTCGTAAGGCATTTTGTTTTATTTATTTTGTTTTGTTATAAGCTTCTTTTTCCCAAGGTAAGTTTTTTGCTCCTTCTTTAATACTTGAGCGAGGTATTACCTTACCTTTCCAGTATACATTTTTATTATCATAATCAAGATCACCACGTTTCATTTGATCTATATGAACCATTTCGTGATCAATTACTTCTTTTATTTTATTTGGTTTAACATTTACATTTATAATAATTGTACCATTATTGTTGGCTTTACCAAGCACGCCATCTTCCATTGTTGTGTGATATATAGGCGTACTATCTAAGATATAAGGAGGTTTTATTTTAAAAGCCATATTAGTTATTATAAGGTACTTTATCGTTAAACCATGCTTGTCTAGCAGAGCAACCGCAAGGAATATTCAAACCTTCTGAAACTTTATCTACAATAGTTTTTATACCTGTAGCTTTAGTAAATTTCGCTATGTCGTCTCCTAGTCCTTTTGATTTCATTACCACTTAACTTTATCAGCCCAGTAAGCTGCAGACATTTTTCCTTTCTTGATATTTTTAGCGTGTCGTGCTTTGAAACTAGCACGTTTCTTTTTCATACGCTCAGACTCACCTGCTTTAGGTTTACCTGCTGTTTTAGCACCTTGCTCACCGAATCTAATAATTTTTTCTTTACCAGACTCACAAGCTTTTACTATATGAGATTTTTTAGGGTGGCTCGGAGTTCTCCGGGGTTTATTACACTTAAGTGTTTTTTTATCTACCTTTGCCATATTAAATTACTCTATAAATTGTTTTACCATTCACACGCTCAGCTCGTAAACATCTATTTCTATTTTGATCTTTAGATACCCAGCTGATATGTACCCAATCTGGATTTTCATCATCACCAAACTCCCATATCATTTGATCAAAATTTAGGTTTTCTTTTACCCAATTAAACATTTCAGCGTTTGTAGCATGACCGTAAGTGTCATCAATATCAATAGCTCTACCTTGGCAATGTTGCGATCTCGCACTTCCTCCGATTGCTTCATTAAGTTCTATAGATCTAAAAAAAGAGTTTACTTTTATAGGATCATTAACCCACTCACGCAATGGTTCAAATATATTTTCAGCAACACCAATCATATTGCTAAGGTAGAGCTATTGATATTGATG